TGTTCAGCTAACATATAACTCAAGTATGAGAATATGAATACCGACATAAATTTCAAGTATAACTCAGGTCTGAAAAACATGGCTATTGATGTTAAATAACCTGAGATAAAATAAATATTTGCTAACGCTCTTGTATGCATATAGTTATAACTTAAACACTAAGAGTCTGTTTGACGTCTACGTGTTTCTACGTAGATAGATGAAAGCCTGAAATATTGAAAATTTAACGAGGGACTAAATATATATAGTATATACGAATGTAATGAGTATATAGTATATATATATATTATATGGTTACTTTCTTGGTTGCAATATCGCTACAAGTCAATACAGTATTGGGCTAGACTTGGTTGAAAACTTGGTTACCCTTTGGTTATTTCTTTGGTTGCTAATCTTCTGAAACGTAGAGCACGTAAGGGATAGCTTTGGTTATTTACTTGGTTACTTAAACCTTTACTTTAATACGTAATACTACGTAGATACGCCTAAGTGTTTTTACTGAAATTGTATATAAATCAAAAAAAATGTTGATAATCGCTTGCAGATATGAAACTTATGCTTAACTTTGAATCATAATTAAAAACAAATAAAATGAAAACACAGGAAACAATACAAACACTAGAAACACTATTAGGTATCCAAGGTTTAATACTACAAGCAGAACAAAAAGAATCACTATTGAGAGATACGCTTAGACAAACACAAGGATTTATTTCGTCTAATAACAAGTTAAAACTATTCAATGACATTGATACTGTCAGACTAGCTATTCAAAGGCTCAATAGAAGATACAATACAATCAAATTATCAATTTTTAAATAACAACAAAATGGAGAAATTATTATTACTAATCAAAGAGATTATAGAACTAGAGCAATTAAACAAAAAGAACAGGGTAAGACGTGTGATTCATAGGAGATTCTACCTAATGAGCGTTCTTAGAAGCCACGACGTTAAACTCAAGAAGATTGGCTCAATGTTTAACCAAGACCATTCAACAGTCATTCACGGGTTGAAGAGATACGATGAGTTAAAGAAAATGAAGGACACTCTACTAGCAGAAGATACTAAGGACTTAGTAGATTTAATTAACGGCAACTTTAGAGAGCCTGAGCATAGTATTATCTTTGACGTTAGAAATGCAGTCACTAAATACGATTGGAATCTAGTTAGAGCTAGAGTAGAAAATGGGTCTTACATTGAATTAAAACAATATCAAAACTTAAAATAATGAAAGGGAGTATTAAACTACATAGAGCTATTGTAAATTGGGAGTGGTACTCAGACCCTAACACAATGAGAGTCTTTATACACTGCCTGTTAAAAGCTAATAGTATAGACTCGGAATTTAAAGGTGTAACAATTAAGAGAGGCTCTTTTATTACAGGAAGGGCTATCTTATCTAAAGAACTAGGGTTAACACCTCAGCAGGTTAGAACGGTCTTAAACAAATTAAAAAACACTGAGGAGTTGAATATAACATCTACTACTAGAGGCACGCTTATAGAGGTAGTCAATTATAACACCTATCAAGTAGATGACACACCTGCAAAGCCTATTAAGAAGGAAGCAGGTAAATCAGTAGAGGAGAGAGAGATTAAATTTAGAGATAGCCTAGTCCCTTACGTATCACAATATGGTAAACAAATGATTAGACAATTCTTTGACTATTGGTCTGAGATGAGTCCTAGAGGTAAAAAAATGAGATTTGAGAAAGAAAAAGTCTTTGATATTAAAAAAAGATTAGTAACTTGGTCGTCAAAAGATTGGAACAAGACTCAAATAACCAAGGGAGATGATGACTTTACTAATCACGTATTAAAACAAATGAGAAAATGATAGAGAAAAAAGGAAAGAATTTAGAGTACCTTCAAGACTTTAAAGAAGGTAAAATTAAGCAGGGGTTGGATATAGGTTGCGACCTAGATAATAACCTAAGATTCAAAAGAGGTCAGCTAGTTATATTCCAGGGACATGACAACGTAGGTAAGACTTATTTTTTCGGTTGGTATGCGTTATGCTTAGCTCTTAAACACGGTATTAAATTTTGTATGTATACAGGAGAAAATACTAGTGGTAATATGTTTAGAGATTTGATTCAGTTTCATGTAGGTAAACCATTCAAAGAGATACCTATGTCAGACATAAGAGAATCATATACATATCTAGAGCAGTTCTTTGAGTTTATAGATAACTCTAAGTTATATAAGCCTGAGGACTTATTTAAGGTGTTCGAGCAGTCAGATGCTGACGCCTGTCTTATTGACCCGTTTACAGCGTTAGATAGAGATATGAGTTACACAGGAAACTATCAATTCCTGAATGCTAGTAGAGAGTTTTGTAATAGAACTAAAAAGACCTTATACGTATCTAGTCACCCTAATAGTGAATCAGGTCGCTCAGGTAATATCTATCCTGAGGGTCACGTTTGGGCGGGTCATCTGAAAGCACCATTAAAAGCTTCTATCGAGGGCGGTAAAGCATTCTTAAATAGGTGTGATGATATGTTAACGGTACACAGGTTAGTATCTCACCCTGATATGAAATATGAAACAATGGTTACGATAGATAAGATTAAAGACAGGGTAACAGGCGGAGAATGTACTAACCTTAATGAGCCTTTACTATTTAACTTTAACAATGGTAACGGGTTTAAATGTGGTCACATAGACCCTTTAAAAGACCTTAGAAAACATAAGCCTGAGCAGATTAAAATAGATGACAGGGCATTAAGAAACTTTAGAAAATCAAACAACGAATTTAACTCATTTTAAAATGGAAACAACGAGAGAATTACTAGCTAGTGTAGCTATCAAAACAATAGAAACAAAGATGAAATTATCTCTAGAAGATATAGAGAAAAACAACCCTCAAAGATTAGACCTTATAGGTTCGCTTAGAGAGTCACTAGAGGACGTTTATACAGTTATGAATTATATGGATGAGATAAAAGAAAATCTAAGAATAGAAGCTAAGACTTCATTCAGATTAGCAGATTTAAACGCTGAGTTAAGAATGAAACTAGCAAAGAGAGAAGAAGAATTAATAGACCTAAAAAGAGAGATATAATGATAAAGTTAATGAAAGGAGATTGCCTAGAGGTAATGAAAACAATTAAAACAGGTAGTATTGACGCTATAATTACAGACCCTCCGTATGGAACTACAGCGTGTAAGTGGGATAGCGTTATAGACTTTGAATTAATGTGGGAGCAGTTAAACAGGATTATTAAACCGAATGGTGTAATTTGTTTATTTAGTGGTGAGCCATTTACAAGCACATTAATAGTTAGTAATATTTCTAATTTTAGATATAGATTAACTTGGGATAAAATGCAAGGAAGTGGATTCTTAAATAGTAAAAAAAGACCACTAACAAGAGTTGAAGATATTTGTATTTTTAGCAAAGTTAAACTAGGCAATAGTACATATAATCCGCAATTAGTAGACAAAGACCCAAGCAAAATAAGACCAATAGGTAAAAGAAAGCCTCGTGAGGTTACTACATACGGAAAGCATACAGATAAACTATCTAAAGATTATGATAACACAAAATCACATCCAACAGATTTAATAAGTGAAAGCAGTAAACAAAGAGAATGTAATCCAATTAACAGATTGCATCCAACACAAAAACCTATAGCTTTAATTGAATATCTTATTAAGACGTACACAAACGAAAATGAAACGGTTTTAGATTTTACGGTGGGTTCAGGTACTACGGGGGTAGCCTGTGTTAATACTAAAAGAAACTTCATAGGCATTGAGTTAGATGATAAGTATTTTAATATAGCAAAAGACCGAATAGAGCAAAGTAAATATAAATTATTTTAAATGAAGTGTAAATATTGTAAGAACGAATTTGAGAAGGTAGCACCTAAGCAAAGAGTATGCACCTCTAATGAGTGCCTGAAGAGATTCTCAGAAGAGGTTAAGGAGAAAGAGTGGAAGGTTAAGAAAAAGAAACTAAAAGAGGAGTTACAAACAGTTAGCGAGCTAACTAAGATAGCTCAGAAATACTGTAACGATTATATCAGATTAAGAGATACAGGTAAGAATTGCATATCCTGCGATAAAGAGTTGAAGGGTAAGTTTGATGCAGGTCATTATTTTAACACAACGTATTCTAACGTTAGATTTAATGAGTTTAATATTCATGGTCAGTGTACGGTTTGCAATCATAGAAAGCATGGTAACCTTCTAGAGTATCAGATAGGTATAGAGAAGCGTGTAGGAGGTATAGAGCTATTCGATTTACACCAAAAAGCTCACGAAAAAAGAACTTATACTAAGAGTGAACTACGTGAAATTACTGAGTATTATAAAAAAAAGATAAAAGATTTTAAGAAAACACTTGCAGAAACAAAATAAAGTATTAACTTTGTAATTAATTAATAAATAAATAAATATATGAAAAACCTATTTCAGGCTTTAGCCAAATTTTCTAACGAAGTACCTACAATTCATAAAGGTACAAAAGGGTACGGTTACTCTTATGCAGACCTGCCTACTATTTTTAACGTAATCAATCCTTATCTAGAGAAGTACTCTCTAGGGGTAACTCAGTTACTTAACTCAGATGAGTTAGGAGATTACATCACTACTATTGTATTTCATACTGAGTCAGGAGAGACAATAGAATCTAAGACTCGTATACCTGAAGTTACTCTTAAGGGTATGAATCAATATCAGGGATTCGGTAGTGGTGTTACTTACTATCGCCGTTACGCTTTGTCTTGTGCTTTACGTCTAGTTACTGACGTAGATAATGACGGGTCAGGTGTGCAGGTAGCTAAGAAGTCTCCTAAGAACACTTACGCTCACGTTGAAACTGTTAAATCAGATAAGAAGTCAATAAGTAATGATAGATTCGCTAAGGCTCTAGAGGCTATCAATGCAGGTACTTATACTGCTAAGCAACTTAGAGATGAGTTTATGCTTACTGATAAACAATCTAGCACTTTAAAATTAGCAGAACTATGAAGGTAAGAGC